TTACGTTACTGCCGTGAGCAACACAATTTCCTTTGATAATAATTCGGTTGATCGTACGACTACATTAACAGTTGAGAGAGGAATGTTTACCGACTTACTTGATGGAGATAAAAACTACTTTAACATTATAGATATCGAGGGAATTCGTAGCGAAATTTCTAAGAGAAATCAAGACATTAAGAAAGAAGAGCTATCAAAGGTTTCTCCTTCGAAATTTGGGGTTAATACCGATGTATTTAACTATTTTCTAAATAGGGAAAGATTTAAAACAAAAGCAGATGCCGAAGATTAAAATAAAGAATATAGGTAAGCCGGGCGTCACCCCGGTTCATAAGCGATCAACTACTCAGCAAACAACCGGGTTTGGGTACATAATGATTCCGGAAGGTGTTGATAGAGATCAATTCGTCGAGACTTGTTATCGTAAGTGTCGGGTGACTATTATTGATGATGGAAGTGGAAATATAATTCATGATTGCTACATAACGAATGAGGCTCTTCAGAATGTTAAGTTTCCGCGCGTGGTTGGAGAAAAGGGGATCCCAGTTGTTTGGGTGGCGCAACCATTTCAGACAGAACCGATGGTGATTGGAACTTTTTTACCACAGGAAAGAATAGAGGTGCGTGACGATGAAGAGTTTATAATTAAAAGAGAGTGGGATAAGGGGCTTTTAACGATCAGTGGAAGCGCGAAAGATGGAAGTTTGTTTATTAGCGTCCGGGGGCAAGAATCTGGATATATGAAGGTAAATGTAAGTGGGGATGAAAATTCTGCTATTGAGGTGACTTCATCTGGTAGCGTTAAGGTTGAAGGGAATGGGAATATTGATGTAACGGCGTTTAAAAATTTAACGGCTCAGGTTATCGATCCTGATACCGAAAATAGGTCTGGTATATCCATCAATAAGGACGCTTTTGTGATTGAGGCTATATACGGTGAGGAAGATGAAAATAATTCCGTTAATACGACTATAACGACCGAGGGGGTGAAATCTGATATTGTGTTTAGCTCTGGAGAGGAGTTTCATGAAGAGATAACAGCTTTAGGGGTAAAATCAAGTCAGAAATTTGAAAAATCTGCAATTAACAGTGAAACAACAGAAGAACATATACAAGTAATTGCTGATTTTGATGGTTCCTCCTACGAAGGTACAGTTGATAAAAATAAGGCATTGACTCAATTTATGGATTCTTTAGTTCAGCTAGAGGATAAAAAAGCAACTGTTAAACAAGGCGACGCATATTTTGAAATTAATAATGGGAAATTGACTCTTGTTAATGAAACAACTGGATTGAACGATTTATTAACAAAGATTGTTAATGCGATTAAAACATTGACGGTTTCAACGGCTGTTGGACCTTCTGGAACCCCGCTTCCCCCCACTATTCAGCAAACGACTGAACTTGAAAATTTATTAAAACAATTTTTTAACAAATAATTATGGCACTGAATAAAGTAGCATTAGCAGCTTCGATTTTGGATTTGATGACTCAAATGCGTAATGAAACTGAAATTGATGATAGTAAGTTTGCAAATGGTTTAGCCGATGCGATTGACACCTTTGTTAAGACGGGGGAGGTTCCAGCCGGGATAGCCGTATCCACTACTGGTTCAGCAACAGCTCAAACCGGGGCTACGACAGCTCCAGGAAAAATTATATAAGAAAACAGTATATTTGTACACTAAAATGTAAATAGTTATGGCAGCAAGTTCAGTTTTAAATAAGATGAGAAGCATGGCTCAATCAATAGGAGTTCAAGCCCTGAGTGGGCTTTATCCGAATGATTTCGAGTTATATATGATCGCTCTTGAACTTACTGACAGTGAAGATAATGTGATAGATTATCTGTCATTTCCAGTAATGCCGGATTCAATACAGAAAACAGAACCAACTCGGACTAACATTAAAAAGTCTTTGATGGGGGTGACAGCATTGACAAATCCTTCGTTTACTCCTCAGGAGATTAATATAAAAGGAACATTTGGTAGAAATTTTAAAATTCTTTTGAATATAGCAAATCCGATTAAAGGAGCAGCCTTCAGTACTGCTGCTGGAAAATACGATTTGTTTTCAGTAAGTGGGCGAAAGACAACCTTAGCATTTCCTGGATTTGATGTCGGCGTGAAAACGGGGTATGGAGTTATAAAGATATTGAAAGCTATGGCGAGTAAGAGTGTTGCTTTGGACAAACTGGGAAAACCCTTTAGACTGTATTTTTACAATATGGCATTAGGAGAGAGCTTTCTCGTTGTAATTCCGCCGAGTGGAGTTCAATATTCCCAGGACATATCTAAAAATATGATTTGGAATTATAACCTGACGATGATAACTTTAGCCCCCCTCGATGCCGTTGCAGCCGGGTCTGCTAAAAGATCAACCTTGGTAGATAGATTGACGTCTTTTGCTGTTCAAACTGGAGTGAATAAGTTGGCAACTAAAGTAACAAGGGCAATTTTATGAAAGCAGCGTTACAAACATTTAAAGACCTGACAGGTTATAACATAAAAGATTTCTTTGAATCTTTTGCTTTATTCTGCAATACGTACTATCCAACGATAGTTAGCTATTATACAGGTATTGAGGTAAACGTCAGGGATTCTTTTGGGAGGCTAGACGCTCTCCTGAAACAGACAGAAGAGATTGAACCTTTGTTCACTTTAAAAGCAAATGGATTCAAAACCATAGATTTATGGGAGTTGTTGGAAATGTTCACCGACTGTCAAA